CTCATGGCTATTTCATACCCACTCACGCCGCCTGCTGCGCTTGAAGCCTCGCGCCTGTCCTTGACCGGACTGAGCGCAGTCTCGCGCAACGTCTCGCCGTTCACGATGCAGGTGCAGCAATACAACTGGCAAGGCCAAGGCTGGATTGGCACCGTGGATTGCCCGCCAATGACGCGCACCGCGGCAGAGCAGGTCGTGTCGTTTCTGCTCATGGCCCAGCGCGGCACGTTCTACTTTCAAGACTTCGCCAACCCGACGCCACGCGGCACCGTGACTGGCACTCTCACCGTGTCCTCGGCTACGGCTAACGGAACCACTCTAACCTTTAGCGGCGCGACTGGCGGAACCACGTTTGCTGCGGGTGATTGGATTGAAATTGGCACCTCTCTTTACAAGATAGTGCAGGTCAACTCGTCGTCATCCGTGGACGTGTTTCCAGTCTTGCGCTCGTCTTACGCTGGCGGCACTTCAATTATTTACAGCCCAGCCGTATCGCCTTTTCGAGCGGCAAGAGGCGTGTTCCGTCTCGCCGAGCCTTCGACGCAATGGAACATCGACACGGCTAAGTTTTACGGCGTGTCGTTCAACGTGATGGAGGACGTCGCGCAATGAGCATAACCACCGCAGGCCGCTCTCTCAGCAACGACATGACGACGCAGGTCAGCGCGTCGCAACTCTCTCCGATCATTCTCGCGTCGCTCTCGTTCGAAACTCCGGTTAATCTTTGGAGCGGTTACGGCACGATCACTTATGCTGGCACCGGATACCTTGGTATCGGTACGCTCGGCACGATCTCGCCAGTCGAGGAGACGACAGACCTTGCTGCTCGTGGTATCACGATGCAGCTCTCAGGCGTGCCGACTGCCATGATTGCTGTCGCTCTCTCCGAGAACTACCAAGGCAAGGCTTGCTCGGTGATGTTTGGCGCGCTCGATTCCAGCGGTGCGCTCGTCTCGACGCCGATTACGATCTTCTCCGGTCGCATGGACGTCATGTCGATCAACGACGACGGACAGAACGCGACCATTGGCATGACTGCCGAAAATAAGTTAGTGGATTTTCGGCGTCCGCGCGAAGTGAGATACACGGACGAGGAACAGAAAAACCTTTACTCAGGCGACAAGGGTTTGGAGTTCGTGAACTCAATCCAAGAAAAGGAAATCTATTGGGGCAACGCGAAGTTTTCAGCTCCGGTCGATGATAGCGGTGGCGGCAATTACGGCCCGACAACTTACGATTAACCATGCCGACACGCTGCGCCAACTGGCCGGAAGCTCTCGCCGCCTACATCGACCGCAAACGCAACGAGCCTTTCGCTTGGGGCGTGAACGATTGCTGCTTATTCGGAGCCGACTGGATTGAGCTTTGCACCGGACTCGACCCAGCGGCGACCTTGCGCGGCACTTATGACCGTGCGCTTTCTGGCGTGCGCGTGCTGGAAAAACACGGTGGACTGATTGGAACTATTGAAGCACACATGGAACCTCTAGGCTTCAAGCCAATCAGCCAAGGATTCGCGGCGCGCGGTGACATTGCGGTGCGCGATTGCGGCAACGGCGACACGATGGGGATTGTTCTTGGCTCAACTGCAGCCTTCGTTGGCAAGGACGGACTTCAATTTGCTAACTTAAACGACGGCGCGGAAACGCGCTTCTGGAAAATCTAACCATGCCAGTCTTCGCTAATCCTTTTGTTTGGATCGCGCTCATGAACGCTTTTAACAGCGTTGCAATCGCCACGGCGATCACGACCGTGCTGAACTTTGTTGCCATTACAGCGGCATCAATGGCGGCGTCTAAGCTCCTCGCGCCAAAGGCTCCGAGCTACACCGACGCCTCGCTCTCTCAACGCTCGCAGATGGTGCGCTCGCCTATTGCTGCGCGTAACGTGATTTACGGTCGCTGCCGCGCGTCTGGCACCGTGGTTTATATGTCCACGACCGGAAGCAGTAACGAGTATTTGCACATCGTGGTTGCTCTTGCCGGCCATGAAATCCAAGAAATCGAGGAGGTTTATTTCAACGACGATCTCGTGCCGCTAGTCAGCAATACGCCGACCGGATTCTACAACGGCGTTGCACGCGTGAACAAGCATCTTGGCGAGTCCTATCAGACGGTTGATACTGATTTAAGAGACGAAACAAGCACGCTGACGGATGGAAAATGGACTGATGATCATCGTCTGCGCGGCATTGCATATCTTTATGTCCGCCTGACTTGGGACACCGAGAAATTTCCGAGCGGTATTCCGAACATCTCGGCAGTCATCAAAGGCAAGAAGGTACTCGATACGCGCACGAGCACGACGGCTTACTCGGCCAATCCTGCGCTGTGCTTGCGTGACTATCTTACCGACTCGGCTGTCGGTATGGGCATGGACGCGACCGAGATTGACGTCACCGCGATCAATGCGGCCGCGAACATCTGCGACGAAGACGTCGAGGTAAAACCAATCACGGTTCCAGCAACCTACGAAAACCGCTACGAGTGCAACGGCGTCATCGCCACGAGCGCAAGTCCTGACGAGAACATCGGAAAACTCTTGTCCGCGATGGGCGGACTCATCGCGTACTCTGGCGGCAAGATAGTGGCTTACGCTGGCGGCTATCGCATCCCAACGGTGACGCTCACCGAAAAGCACTTCGTCGGCCCGCTCAACATCCAGACCCGCACGAGCGCGCGCGACCGCGTGAACTCGGTCAAAGGCGTGTACGTCAGCGAGTCGAACAACTGGCAGGTGTCAGACTTTCCGACGATCTCGTCGGCGACCTACGTTACGAACGACAACAACACGCGCTATTACCGCGACGTCGTTCTGCCATTCACGACCTCCGCATCCTGCGCTCAACGCTTGGCCGTCATAGAGCTGCGCCGCGCGCGCGAGGAAATCACGTTCACCGCACGCTTCCGCCTAGAGGCAATGCAGGTTCGCGCGGGCGACACGGTCATGATTACCAACGCAAAGCTCGGTTGGTCGTCGAAGGTTTTCGAGGTGATGGAGTGGCACTTTGCTACCGACGGCAATCCGCCGCAGCTCTACATCGACATGACGCTGCGCGAAACCGCGTCCTCGGTTTACTCATGGACGGTGTCCGACGAGGTTTATGTTGCCGACTCGCCAAACACGACGTTGCCCGACCCGTTCACGCTCGGCGCGCCATCGAGTCTTGCACTTACCGCAGACGGCACCACGCAATTCATCCAAGCCGACGGCACCGCGGTTCCGCGCATCAAGGTGAAGTGGACGCCGCCAGCCGAGGAGTTCATTCAAAGCGGTGGCGCCGTCGTCATCGAATACAAGCCGAGCACGAGCACGACTTACCTGACGTGGAGCCGAGTCGAAGGCGCGCAGACCGAAGATTATATCAGTTCCGACGTGAAGATCGGCACCAACTACGACGTGCGAATCTTCGGAGAATCTTACTTCAAGATCAGCACGAGCTATGTCACCAGCTCGGTCACGGTCGCGCCGGACACTACGCCGCCAGCGACTCCGACCGGACTCACTGCCATCGCCGGAACTGGGCAAATCATATCGCTCGACTGGGACGACAACACCGAACCCGACTTCGGCGAATACGGCGTTTGGCGCAACACGACCAACGATTCAGGCGGCGCATCGAAGATTGCCGAGACGCGCGCGAGCCGATTCGTGGACGTCAATCTCACGCTCGGCACGGTTTACTATTACTGGATTTCAGCCTACGACCGCAGCGAGAATCAAAGCGCAAAGAGCACCGGCGCGAGCGCCACCGCGGTGGCCGTGACCGCTGGGCAGACGGACAGCACGCCGCCAGCCGATCCAAGCGCGCCGACAGTCAACACGACCGGAACTTATTTGAGCGGAGACGGCACCACGCTCGCGCGCATCGTCGTCAATGTGCCAGCGTTCACAACGCGCTGCGTCATCATGAACGTGCTTTACCGCAAGAGCGGAACGGCTGGATGGATTGTCGCAGACCAGCGCAGCACCGGCGGCAGCACGTCATCAATCGACGACCTGACGCCGAACGTGACTTACGAAATTGCCGTTCAAGCGTTCAGCGCGTTCGGTGTCGCAAGCAACATCGTGAGCGGTGGAACGCAGACTGCGCCGAACAACTCAACGGCTCCTGCTACGCCGAGCGGTTCAAGTCTGTCTAAGATCGGCGTGACGCCTAAGCTCATCGAGAGCACGCGCGAGTATTATTTTGGCACACGCGCATCTTGGACTCCGAACACCGAGACGGATTTTGATCACTACGAAATCAAAGCGACCGCAACGAACAGCAGCAGCGCGACGGACTACACTTGGTTTGGCGAAGCTGGCGGATCAAACTCGTTGGTCTCAACCAAGGCCAACACGATGTGTTTATATGCCGCGACTCCTTCAACGGGCTTTACTTTCTTGCGCGCAGTCAATCGCAGCGGTGTCGCGTCGGCATGGGTGTATGTCGGCTTGGCCGCTGACAACGCTTTTCTTGGAGCCGGTACGGTCAGCGCACAGGACAAGAGCGACGTGAGCGTGAGTGGTATCAAGACCGGAACGACCTCAGCATCGAGCGTGCGCCAAGTCGCCGCCGTGTTTCAAGCATCGCACGTCGTTGCGCTCTCCGGTGGTTCGCCAACCGAGACGTTCTCGGTGGACATTTCCAACCGTGGATTCTCGACCAAGCCCGACGTCGGTGTCGGCGGTTGCGTCAATGCTGACCTGCTCACGGCTTACGATTTCGACAACGGCTCAAATAGTTCCTCGACTGCTTACGTTCGCGCCTCGACGTTGGACGGCAGCAACATTGGTGCGGGCAATTATCGGTTCAATCTCGAC